TTGAATCTGTAAAGAGTTATATTTATTTGAAAGTCCGTATGATGTTTGACCCGCCTCAGAATTCATCGTTGATGCAAGCAATGCAGCAACAGATAAACGAATTCGAGTGGCGATTAAATGTCTCCGCGGAGAATAAGGAGTAAATTATGTTATACGATGACTTAGTCGGGCCTCAAGGCACTTGGTTATGCCATCATGGCATTAAAGGCCAGAAATGGGGTGTAAGACACGATCGCGAGAAGGCGGGTAGAAAAACAAAAGGCTGGACAAATATTAAAAAAGATAAATATGGGCAATATACTACCGAATTATTTGAAGGTAATAAGAAATTGGATTTTTCTTCAGATTCGATAGATGCATTAAAAATAGCAACTGCAAATTATAAAGCCATAATTTCAAATGCTATAAATGGAAACTATAAAAAAATTTCTAGAAATGCATGGGTATTTGACAATGAACCATATTCTAAATACAGTGATGAAGACAAACAAAAATATGTTTTAAGTAATTTAATGTCGTCCGATGTTGGAGCTAATATTATCAGTCAAGGAAAAAATAATATTTATTGCGAATTATTTTTTAATGATTATTCTCCATCATATAGAAAAACCGGTAGATACAATTATGATAGTACATTATATGGCGAACATAGTGTAATAATACCAGTTTCATACGATAACGGAAAAATAAAAACATACGACTATTTTGTATAATCAAAGGAGGAGCAGGATGGGCAAGAAAAGTGAAAAACCTAGGCCGCTTCCTGCGTTAGATCCAGAGTCTAGAGAGAACCAGCTAATCTCTCTAGCGGTAAATTTAGCAGAAGAAAAGTTAAGGGACGGCACGGCTAGTAATCAACTAATTGTGCATTACCTTAAGCTTGGATCAACAAAGGAGCGGTTAGAAAAAGAAAAGTTGGAGCAGGAAAACGAGTTGTTACGAGCCAAAACAGAAGCACTCGAGTCCGCTAAGAGGAGCGAAGAATTGTACGCCGAAGCAATCAAGGCGATTACAAGATATTCTGGGCATTATGAGGATGAAGAAGATGAATAAATCATATTCCGAACTCATACAGCTACCAACTTGGCAAGAGCGATTGGATTATCTATATTTGGGGGATAATAAAATCGGAGATGCTACATTCGGAGGGCATAGATGGCTTAATCAAAGATTCTATTTGTCAGCCGAATGGAAGCAAATTAGAAGAGATGTTATAATTAGAGATAATGGTTGTGATATGGGCGTAGAAGATTACCCGATAGCGAACCGATCGAAAATTATAATACACCATATAAACCCAATAACAATAGACGATTTATTAGGAGATTCGCCAAACGCATTAGATCCTAATAATTTAATCTGTGTGTCATTTAATACACACCAAATGATACATTATGGCACGACCCATACAAGAGATATTTTACGCTTAGATGGAAATCGATCGCCTAATGATACAAAATTATGGTAAGTTAATAGGCATTAATGCTTTGTTAGGATGCGATCGGTAGCTCCTTATGACCGCCGAGATATTTTTGGCTCCTTTCATCTTGTAAAAAGTCCTAACAAAGTATTAATGCTTATTAACGAGAAAGAGGTTATTATGTTATATGATGATTTAGTTCAGCCCGAAGGATCATATTTAGCCCACCACGGCATTAAAGGTATGCGATGGGGGGTTAGACGCTATCAGAACGAAAACGGGTCACTTACGGAAGCCGGTAAGAAAAAATATATAAATGAAAATAAAGCATATAAAAAGTATGGCAAAAAATCTTTTTATAAACCTTCTACAAATCCATTTATTTCTCGTATAAATTATGACCGAGCAAAAAATGCTAGTAGAAAATTATCTTCAAAAACACAATTACATAGAGATTTAGACAACAGATTATTAGCTTTAAAATCTAGTAAAAAGTTACAGGATGTTGGAACAAGAAGAGAAAATAGAGAATCGGAACTCTCAAAAAGAGCAAGAGAAAAATACGGAGAATCATGGATTGAAAACTTCCATAGAATGGCTAAATCGGATAGACAGTTAAATTCTATAATATCCGAGGAAAGAGAAGCATGGTCGAAATATAAAACAGAAGCATCCGAATTTATCAAAACATATTTTAACGATGAATCATTAGCTGGTTTGGAAATAAACAAGCGTGGTCTTAATAATTAATAAGGAGTAACCATGTCACTATCAAATACAGCGACTCCTATATATTACGGAAAATTCAGAGATGCTGTATTACGAGGGGAAATACCAGTATGTAAAGAAATAGAAATGCAGATGAACAGGATTGACGATATTATCGCTGATCCTAGATATTTCTATGACGATGAAGCCATCAAAGGTTTTGTCGATTTTTGCGAAAATGAACTCACATTAACCGATGGATCTGATCTTAAACTATTGGATACATTTAAGTTATGGGCTGAAGATTTATTGAGTTGGTTTTATTTTGTCGAAAGAAAAGTACCAGATCCAAATACTGGCGGATACAAGATAAAATACTTAAAAAAGCGGTTAGTTGTTAAACAATATTTGATAGTAGCAAGAGGCGCTGCAAAATCTATGTATGTTTCTTGCTTGCAATCATATTTTCTAACTGTTGATAGTAGTACAACTCAGCAGATTACAACAGCACCAACAATGAAGCAGGCAGAAGAAGTTCTATCTCCTATAAAGACCGCTATAGCTAGGGCAAGAGGTCCTTGGTTTAAATTTTTAACTGAAGGATCACTTCAAAATACTACCGGATCAAAGGCTAACCGACAGAAATTAGCGTCAACCAAAAAGGGAATTGAGAATTTTATTACGAATTCTACTCTTGAAATTCGACCAATGGAGATCGATAAACTTAACGGTCTTAGGTCAAAAGTTAATAGTGTTGACGAATGGCTTTCCGGTGATATTCGTGAAGATGTAGTAGGAGCAATAGAGCAAGGCGCTTCAAAAATGGAAGATTATATTATAGTTGCTGTTAGTTCAGAGGGTACAGTAAGAAATGGACCAGGTGATACTATAAAGATGGAATTAATGTCCATGCTTAAAGGCGATTATTATAATCCAAGAACATCAATTTGGTGGTATAAACTAGATGATGTTCAAGAAGTATCAGATCCTGCTATGTGGATTAAAGCACAGCCAAATATAGGTCAGACCGTTTCGTATGAAACGTATCAGCTTGATGTTGAACGAATGGAAGCAGCGCCTGCTAATAGAAATGATATTTTAGCAAAGCGTTTCGGTATTCCTATGGAGGGTTATACATATTTCTTTACTTATGAAGAAACAATACCTCATCCTAAACGGAATTACTGGCAAATGACTTGTTCGGTTGGAGCCGACCTTTCGCAAGGAGATGACTTCTGCGCATTTACATTTTTATTTCCTCTCGAGGATGATTCTTTTGGTGTTAAAACCAGAAGTTATATTACAACCTTAACATTCTCTAAATTACCAATGGCCACACGCAGTAAATACGAGGAATTTATTAAAGAAGGAACTTTAGTAATCCTCGATGGAACGGTTCTCGACATGATGGAAGTATACGACGATCTCGATCACCATATTCAAGAAAATGAGTATGATGTAAGATCATTCGGGTATGACCCATATAATGCTAGAGAATTCGTAGAAAGATGGACTGCTGAAAACGGACCATTTGGTATAGAAAAGGTAATACAAGGAGCCAAAACAGAATCGTTACCATTAGGAGAATTAAAGATATTATCGGAAGAAGGAATGTTGCGTTTCGATGAGAAACTTATGAGTTTCGCTATGGGGAATGCGATTACTTTGGAAGATACTAATGGTAATAGGAAGTTATGGAAAAAACGTTACGATGCAAAAATTGATAACGTAGCCGCCATGATGGACGCATATATTGCATATAAACACAACAGGGAGGCCTTTGAATAATGGATAACAATTATTTATCTCATGAAGGTGTTAAAGGCATGAGATGGGGCGAAAGACGTTATCAGTATAAAGATGGCTCATTAACTCCTGAAGGCCGAAGACATTATGGTTATGGAGAAGAGCGAAATAAATTAAGATCTGAAATCAAAATAGTCAGAGAAAAAGCAAGAGCTGAACGAAAAATGGCCGCGGTTAAAGCTAGAGAAGATAGAAAGATGGCTAAAGTTCAGAATGCTGAACGAATTAAATACGAGAAACAACGCCAGAGACTGGAAGCTAAAATCCAGAAAACCAAAAATGCTGATAAGTTAAAAGCTGAAAAGTCAAAAGAAAAGCAGGCAGCTCGAGATGCTAGAGATCAGAAAAGACAGATTGCCGAGTTTAAGAGAAAGCACCCACTACAGTATCGAAAGATTAAACCTTATTTAACAAAAAACGGAACCCTTAATGATGAGGGCCAGACTATATTTTTTGGTAATGGGCAAAAGAAGACATTAGCAAAAATGTCAAATGAGGACATCAGAAATGCTACTTATAGAATGAATCTTAAAAATAGGCTTAATGAACAAGTAGCAACCTATAATGCTCACGACCCCGCTGCTCAAAGAAAAGAAACCGCTAAAGCAGTTGTTGGCGCTGGGGTTATTAGTTTCGTTGCTAGTTTTGGATTACAGTCAGCCGCTGATTTAGTCAGTGGAGGAACAAATGAAGTTAAGGCAAATCTTAGAAATAATGGTAAGAAAGCTGCTATGGCAGCTATAGGTGCAATTGGTACAACATTGACCGCTAGATTACATCTGTCTGGGAATAAAGGTAAGCAAGCATATAATGCCTTTTCCAATTTTAAAAAAAATAAAGATGATCCAAAAGATTCTAATAAATCTAATAAAGAATCAAATAAAAGATCTAAAAAATCAGATGCCGCATGGGTAAACGAAACTGGAAAAAAGGCCGCAAAAAGAAGATTAAATAAAGATGCTGCGAAGGCTAGAGAAGAACATGAATATATAAAATGGTCAAATGAACGAATCAGAGTCGAGAATATGGTTAATAGAATAGTCCGAACCAGACAGGCTCAGCAAGTAGCAACCAATTGGTCCGCTTCACAGCGAACCACACGCGACGCTGGTATAGAGGCGTTACGTAATTTAGGTATAGATTATAATACCACAATTAGTAATATGTATCAACCAAATATTGATATTCCAGAAGAATTATTAAGGAGATGACGTATGAATTTTGTAGATAGACTTGCACATGCGTGGAATGCTTTCCAAAATAAAGATCCTACGCCATTATCCTATACTCAGCCTGGTTTTTATACTAGACCTGATAGGCATAGATTGTTGCCAGGCGTAGATAATACCATTATATCTTCTATTTATACAAGAATAGCAATCGATGTATCCGCTATAGATATCGAGCATGTACGAGTGGACGAAAATGAAAATTTTGTAGAGAAGATAGATGGTTCCTCATTAAATTATATATTTTCAACAGAAGCAAATATAGACCAGACATCTAGAGAATTTGTCCGAGATATTGTTATGTCTATGTTTGACGAAGGTTGTGTAGCGTTAGTACCGACTGATACTAATACAGTGCCTAAGACACCTGGGGCTTTCGAGATAAATTCTATCAGAACTGGAAAGATCACGGAGTGGTACCCTAAAGCTGTAAAAGTTGAAGTGTATAACGAAAAGACTGGTGAAAAAGAAGAAGTAACGATGCTCAAAGAAACGGTCGGTATCATAGAGAATCCGTTATATTCTGTAATGAATGAACGAAATTCAACATTGCAGCGATTGATTCGAAAGTTGTCGTTACTCGATCAGGTAGATGAACAAGCCAGTTCAGGTAAATTAGACCTCATTATTCAGTTGCCTTATGTCATAAAATCTGAAGCA